TGTGTATTGTTTCATATAATCCCAAGCAATAGACTTAGCCTGTTTGAAGGTGGGTGCTATATAGGCATACCTAGGTGCTTTGTTAGTAGAACGTAGTGCTGACATTAGTAGATGATTAATCATACATACTGTTTTACCAAACCTTCTATGGCAGACTAATACTGACCAGCGATATTTCTTCATATTGAAATGAAGTTCAATTTGTTTTTCTCTGGGGTAGTATGGAATCTTGTATTGTATTGTACCGCTGTTAATTACTGTTTCTGTAATCGTTGTCATTAGTGAATCGCTTTAGATTTTTCATTGCTTATAATTGCATTCTCAATGTTAAGCAGCATCATTAACCAAGAACTAAATATTGCTGAGTGTTCTTTGTTTTGTAATCCTGTGAACTTAACTGTTATTGAATTATCTTTCTCAATATAAACAACTGCTTTTACGTTGGCTGTATAAAAGTCATTGTCATCATCATCTTGGTACATTGATCTGTTCATATACTATTAGTAGTATTTTAATATTATATTAAGGTTGGTCAGGCAAAGAAAAAAGGTGGCGGGTTGTTTGTGGATATACCCATTATAAGTTAGCGATTTTGTGTGTGGCGAAGATTTTGTGTGGCGAAGGCTATGTAGCTAAAGGTATCCTAATAAGTCCCATCATATACATATTACGACATGCGGCTCAACTGGCGGTGGTATGGGGGGTCTTCTTATCAAAAACATGACAAGCTAATAGATGAATAAATAGTTTACAGTCATAACAATCAACTTATCGCTGTAAATTTTATAACAACCAATGCGATATACTGTTGCATAAATACAACACATCATTCTAATACTGTCATATAAATGCAACACCGATGTAAATACGCACAATGTAAATGAATGCGATGTGCTATTGTATCGGAACTTTATCACACATATTTAATTGATTGATCTTAATACTTACACACACAATCGCATGTTGTATGATCTTACATTGATCTAGTTTAATTCTTGTTTAATTCTTTTAATTCAATCTACAATACTTGCTGTTGATAAACTGGTCCAATGCTCAAAGATTAATTCCTGGACATTTCTTTTCTATTATTAATCTTTTCTATTTGTCTTATTTTTCTTTTAAGCAGCTTTAATTAAATTAATCGCATAAAATAACACTCTAAAGAAATAAGATAATAAATTCAATAACTTAATATTTTTGTTAAAATAATGATTTACTTATTATTATTCATACCCTAAAAGGTTATTAACTAAACAATGAAAGGAAATAAAATGCAAAAAATAAATAAAAAATCTTGGTTAAAAACATACGAAGTAAAACCAATGATAAAGATAGAATATAAAATTAACAATGTTTTTGGAAATGAAGTTAAGTCTTTAAAAACAGTTAAACCTTTTAAAGTTAATACTGTTAGAGAAGCTATTGATATTTGCGAATATGGAATAGAAAAAAACTTTGTTGTTTTCGTAAATGATAAAAAATATATTCCAATGAAAGGTTTGGGAAGAACTATTGATTTAACTAAGGAGGTTGCATAGATGATAACTTACGGATTGATTATTGGTTTTAGTATGTTTGCAGTCTTACTAATTGGGATTGCGTTTTGTGTTGTGCAACTTTTAGTTGATAAGTTCTTTTAATTTTAACAACTTATTACTCCATATTTTTATGGAGTAATGAGATCTTAAAATAAGATCTATACTATCATTGACAGCCAATTAGGCTAATATATAGTATAAATATAAACAATAACTTTGAAAGGGTTGCGTAATGTTTAACAGAGAAGACTACAAAGCGTTAATAGTAACAGGTTTGATTATTCTTTTAGGATATTCTGCAATGCACTTGCTAGTATTTCTAGATGGATATTTTAAACTTTCAATATACTAACAACTGAAAGGTAAACCATGACATCAATACAACAACTACAAGAACACATCAAAAGACTGAACGATGAAAAACTATTAAACCAATATGATCTTTATGCTTCATATCAAATCAAAGACATAAAAGAAGTTATGTATCAGCGTTTGGTTGAGTGTGAATTAGAAAATAGAAGGTTATTAACTCATAAAATAATAGAGGATGAATATGAATATGCACAATAAAAAAACAATAATATTAAATGGCTTAGATGTTGTGACTAATAGAAAAATGATTAGCCTTAAACTTCCTGTATGGAAGAAGTTAATTAGCTGTTCAAGACATGAAGATATAACAACAACTAAATTAATAGATAAGTTAATCACTAAATATATTGAGGATAATAATTACGATATAGAAAAAATATTTAATGATAACTTAGAAGTAAAACAGGATGTTCTTACTAGCTTAATTGATTATAACTTTAATACTCAAGAGCTAATAGAAAGATGATCTATAGTTTAATTTCTACAATAAAATTGTAGCAAATAGAATATAAATAATTACTGATCTATTATATCTGGCTTGGCTTGGTTTATCTCTTCGTATTTATTATATTGAGCCTCAAGGGTAGGTGAATCTAGCCAAGATACAACAATATTATTAGTAGTATTTTTATTTAAAGTTAAATCCTTTTTATCTGAATATAGATCGCTAGTCTTACCTGCTATCCATTGTATGAACTTTGTTTTTTCTCTTATCCAACTAATAAGATTTGGATCTAAAGTGTCTTGATTTATATCGGCTTGGTAAATATCTAAAAGTTTATCTACAATATTCTGAACACCAATCTTACGAGCTTCCTCAATCCTGGCTTTGATCTCTTTGTTTTCCTCTTGATTCAAGAATTGATAGAACTTGATCAAGCTGATCGGTAATGTTCCTTCCTTCCTTATACTTGCTAGTGTTCTTCCTTCGGATAGCTGCTCTAATACTGTATTTAGAACTGTATCTTCCAAAAGTATCAGTTCTTGGTTTGACTTTTTCGTAGTAGTAATTTCTGACATAATCTAAATCCTTATCTCTAAATTGTTTTAAACTTGCAAGGCTTTTAATCTTCTTCTCATCTGTATAACCTGGCTTATTATATCCTCCTCTATTAGTTCTATCTCTAAAGCCATAAAAGTTTGTATTCTGACCACCATGAAATCTGCATTTATAAATCTGAAATCCATGCTTGTTAAAGCTATTGGTTGGAAACCCTTTAGCCTGACATGGCTTTCCAGATAGCTTAGACATGCCTGAACAGAATATCTTTTTGCTCTGAAATCCTGCCATATCATACTATCATCATTAGAATTTGTTCTTCTTCATCTCCCATGGCTTGATACCATTTCTTTTATTATACTCTACCTTTGCTTTGTACGCTGCTGATCTATTCTTGGCATTGGTTTGCAACGCAGCAGTTAATCTTTGATCTAGGATATTTTTTGGCACAGCTCTTGCATCACGAGCCACTTGCTCTTGGTACTTAATGGCTTCTCTAACGTAATAAGGATGTTTATCTATACATTGTTTTAATTCAGCCAGAGGTACACTAGCTAGTTCTATTATCTTAGTCTGTTTATCTATTTCTTTACTATTAACTATTCTATCTATTTTATTAAATACTTTATTTTGTATTGGATAGTTAGATGGATAGTTAGATGGTTCTATTAATACCTTTCCATTAGATACATCCATGTATCTATTAGATACATCTATGTATCCATTAGATACATCTCGTTTAATATCATTGATCATAAATATAGGGTTTATAACATATAAATTAGTTGATCTTAGGCGTTTCTTTATAACCATTTTATTCTTAATCATTAGGTTAATGCAACGATATATCGTCAAGCGGCTGACGCCAAGCATGTCTGCCATTAAAACAAGACGTGGGTGGCATTTACCAGTATTCTTATCTGCAAAGCGTAAAAGCACTGCGAGAACAGCAAAGCACTGCAACTTCTTACCCTCTGGCAAGCCTAAGTAACTAGGATGCTCAAACAAAGATACAGGTATTCTAATATGTGGTGTATATTTACCCATATATTATGTGCATGTGTGTTGTTCTCTGAGCCAATTTAAATAACCTATATATTCCTGCTCATTTAATTCAACCATAGACCCCTCAGATATAGGGTCTATTTCCTCCAAAATGGCATTAATTTTTGATACAATAAAGGTTGGGTGATCATTACCCTCTATGTTATAATAAACTATATAAGCAGGGATGTTTAATTTAGTGCCAATATCAGCAGTAAGATAGGCAATTTTGTTATATTTACCTACATCATAGGTTGTTTCAATAACTGCAACACCACTGTTGCATTTTCCACAGTATTCGTAGCTATCTATATCAATCATTCTAAATTTACTGTTATCCTGAACTTTCCTATGCCATTCGTTGTACCAATTAACCCTAGCCTGATTAAAATAAATATCTTTAGCCACTATTTTTTTTCTGTATCTTTATACTCATAGTTATACTGACCAACTTCTGTTTCTGTTGTAGTCCACTTAGGTTGATCTTCAACACTCCAAACTTTAGTATTAACTAATCTATTAATTAAAGGTGGCTTACTCCAATCAACACCCATATTACTGTCAAATACCCTAAGGCGATTATTAGGTTGAATACTAAAATTTCCATTATCCATTTCTATAACATGACCACACTTGTGTTGATCTGGTTTAGAAGCATAACCAAAATCCAATTCATTAAAATCACCCTCAGACCAATCTAATGTGAACATATACTTGCCTAGCTGCGGAGTTTTATCTCGTTGCAAGAACTTTACTTTAGATCCTGCTAACTGATGAAATGTTGTTACTGAAATATTATAACTAAAAGAATCCCATAAACATAAATCTGATAATGGTTGTTCAGGTACACCTTCGTCTTGGCAAAACGCTGAGATAGGTGAACGCCACCATATACCGCCATCTTCCATTACAAAATTAAATAGAGGAACTTGTTTAGGAATACTTGTTACTCCAAATACTACACACCAAAAATATTTATCGTGTGAGTCTTGTTGATCTCTTAAATAGTTTCCTCTTACATAGCATTCTATCAATGGTATGTTGGCGTTTAAATACATTATTATTTTTCCCTTTCTTTTTTTAATTCTAAGTTTAAGATTTGTATCTCTTCGTTTAATCTATCTATTTCTTTTTTAAGTATGATTATTTTTTCGTTATAAATATCAATTACATCTTCTACTTCTAATTGTTTTTCAATCATTAGTTCTCTAGTTTTTTAATTGATAAAATTACGCCACGAGGAATTACAACACAATCTCCTACATCTAGACTGTCTGTATTAAAACTATATGTTGCAAAAGTTTTTACCCAATCTTTATTCTCTTCATAAAGATAACCTATTGTAGTACACATAGCAGGAACT